GATCCTCACGCAATTTTGATTTCTGCATATCAAGGCCAGATAGAGTTTCCTTCAGAGTTTTAAGTTCATTATGGTCATTCTTATTAACTTCACCATTTGTTAATTGGTCAATCTCTGTCTGCAAAGTAGCATTAAATTTTTCAAGCTGAATTAAAGAACTATTCTCTTTTGCAATATAAACTTCATTCTCCCGAATCTTAACGGCAATATCATTTATCTCTTCCTGTCGGGAAGTAATCTTGTCCAACTCTTCTTTGAGCTCTTCCATTCCAGAATTAACTTTATCTGCTTCACCTTTCTTTTTATCAATCATAGAAGATTTAAAGGTTTCGTCAATGTGTTGTTGACAAGTTGGACAATCCTCGTTATTCTCAAAGAAACCAACAAGTTTAGTATGTGCTCGATGCTTTTCCTTTAACTGCGACTGAATGTCTTTTAGTTTAGTATGCTTATCGTTAACTTTATTAGTGTCAGCAACATATGATAGAAGTTCTTGATTATTTGTGGTGTAAAAATCAATCTCCAGAGTTTTCTTGAAAATGTCTTCCTCAATCCCACCGATAAGTGAGGTTTTTTCCTTTATGAGATTTTCCTTATGCATAAACATCTCATCAATATACTTCTCCTGTAGGGCAACCTTCTCCGTTGTCAGCCTGAACTTATAATCCACTTCACGCATGTCATCAGAGATAGTCTTCAACTGCTGTTTGAGCAACATGTTCATCAGAGAGAAAATCTGGATGTCAAGAATCTCCTCAACAACCTCACGGCGATGTTTAGACTTCATCTGCATAAAGGGAACAAAGGTGGATGAACCAAGAATAACAACCTGAGTAAAGCTACGATAGTTAAGTTTTAGTATTTGCTGTTCAAGATACTTCTGGTAATCACGCGAGTTAGCATCTTGGTTATACAACTTACCATTGACATGAATTTCAAAGATGTTTGGCTTGATGCCACGGATGACCTTGACTTTCTTCGTACCAATTCGAAACTCAACCTCAACCACAGCTCCGCTAGCATTAACAGAGTTTAGGAGTTGTGGCTTATTGATATTGCGAAACGGTTTGCCGAACAGACCAAAACACATCGCGTCAAGAATAGTTGACTTACCCGCGCCATTCTCACCAATAATTAATGTGGTTGAATTTCTGTCTAATTCTATCTCTGTAAACTGGTTGCCGGTAGATAAGAAGTTGCGCCATCTCACCTTTTCAAAATAAATCATATTTCTAAATCTTGCGCCTCAGTGTAAAGTGACCGCATCGTGTTCTTCAATCGGTCCTTGCTCAGTGTAACATCCAGTTGGTCAATGTATTTCTCTAGTAGCGTCATAGTGTCTTCAGTATTTTCTACGATGTCATCAGATACATTGTCAGCATCCAAATCTGAGAAATCCTCAATAATTTTGACTTCAAATGCATCAGCCTGCAACAACCTATCTGTGAACTTGTCGAACTGGTATAAGTCCTTCTTGTTCACCACGATTAGTTTTACAAACTTGTCCTTATACTTAGTTACATCCTCTTTAGCAAAATCTGTTGTAGTATCATCATAGAAAATCTTTTCGTGAATAATATATGGATTAACAATACGCTCTAGTTCGCGTGTTGCTGTGTCAAATATATGAAAACCTTTTGGGTCATTATGATCACTCCAAGTAATCTCATACGGAGTGCCAAGATAATATATCTGGCCATCATCAGATTTATGATGAAAATGTCCGCTAAAGCATAAGTCGAACCTACGAAATAATTCTTTATCCCAACCGCTATCAGATGTATGACCCTTGTGCATTTCAAAACCACTTACCTCTAAGTGACCCATAAGAATCTGTGCGGGAGAATTTTTTAACGCATCCATCGACTCATCATAGTTGTTAACATTAATCCACGGAATGAACTGAACAGGGCAGCCATCAAACTCTACAACCGTAGGGCCCGTGTAAATGTTAAACCTATCAGAACCTACCAGCTCTTCCATTGAGTTGACTTCGTTAGTGTTCTTATAGTAGGTGTCATGGTTGCCAATGATGATATGTATATCAATACCCAGCTCTTGAAAACTACCAATGAACCTCTTACGAAAATCATTAGCAGTTTTAAAGCTAATGTACTTACGCCGGTCTACTACGTCACCCATATGAACACAAGTAGTAATACCCCTTTCCTTCAAAGTAGGAAAGAAAATATTCTCATAAAATTTGTAGAAGAAATCGTTAAAGTTCTGATTATCATTTCTGGCACCGAAATGTGTATCAGTAATAATTGCAATCTTCAAGTCAATCGTACCCTCTTATTGTTTTGTGTTCATCTTCCATGAAAGTTTCTAAACCTTTTGACTTTTCCTTTATCTTTTTCTTAGGTTTATATACATCCTCATCGGGAAGCATAATCATAGGATCAAAGCCTGATACACTATAAGATGTATCATCACCTTCCATCTTTACCCACGATTCATAACTTTTAGTCTCAATCATTTTGTTTTTAACATGGGTTTGTTTTTTCTCTTTTGCAATTCTTCGTAAGAAGGCATAGTAGATAATTTGGGTGAAATATGCAAAAGGGTTCTTCGATTTCTCTGGATTGAAGTTCTCAACATATTGTAAGCAGTTTTCGATGCCATCTGAAATCATATCCTCTCTGTATGTATAATTTATAAAATTATGTTTATAGGATAAATGGGTAGCAATCTTCAAAAAGCACTCACCGATATAATTAGAAACAGGTGGTCTTTCTTTATCAGATTCTCTTGCTTCCTTACATGATTCTCTAAATTGAATCATAGCTTCTAATAATACAGTATTGTCAACATAATGTTCGCCTTTTTGTCTGGCCATTGGAACTCCTCTATACTTAATTATTATCTACTATACAACATAATGATAAAAAAGTCAAGGTACATTTAAATGTTATAAGGGACTTGACAAAAGGCTAAAAAATGTGTATATTAAGCTTGTGGGGTTGTTAATGAATTGATTTATTAGGTACTTCAAGATCATTTAAAAGGTCATCATATATATCTTCATCATTAATATCAGCTAAATTATTCTCGCCGTTTGATGTATCAAATTGATGCATCACATGTTCATAATATTTACTTAATCCAATTGAAGCTTCAGCAATCAATAAAATATGTTGTTCCTCAATATTAAAACATATTTTTTCTGTATATGGTGCCATCCACATACTAAGGTTTAAAGAATCAACAGGCCCCATTGGGGTGAGCTGTGAAATAACTTGCATCTTTAAAGGATATGCGATTTCATATTTTCCATCAATAGCTGCATCACTTAATCTGCAAATTATATCTTCACCATTTGTGAGCTTTACAACTTTATATATAGTTTGGTTCATTTTATTTTTACCTTGCTAATTTCATAGTTGAATTGTTCCTCATTGTATATATTTATGCGTTCTTGAAAGTGATTAAGAGTAAAATTACTCTGATTTCTAAAGGTCAAATCATCTGCAATATCAAAAATTAGAACGGAATCTTTACTGACACCTTGACGCAATCCCCTACCAATTGATTGCAAGACTCTAATTTTACTTTTACTAGGTGAAGCGAGCACGATGTTGTGAATATTGCGAATATTGATACCAGTGCTAAAAGTGCCGTAACTTGCAATAACGATAGAATCTTTTGCATTTTCAATTATGGCCCTTATCTCTTCTCTAGTGTTCGTACCAGTTCCACCATACACAAAATATATATTACGGTCTGTAATCATTTTTTCTGCCGCTTCATGCAGAGGTTTACCGTGTTTCTCTACAAGCTGAAAAAGACAAAGAGTATTGCCCTTGAGATGTTGTAGCAGATTAATAACGAAATCCTGCCGACCTTTATGAGTGACAATATATTCTAATTCCTCAGCATATTCCATCCTCGTTCTTACATTCTCATGTTTTAGAATTATGCATTTGATTTTAAGGTCAGCAAGAGTTTTTTTCTCAATTAGCTCTTTTGTGGTGACTACTTTTTCAACAGGACCGAATAGACCTTCTAATACAAGTTGGTGTGT